TTGGTGAGCTCAAGAGTCTTGTAGAGGGTAATGCGAAAGAAATCAAATCTCTTAACGAAACACTTGGAAAGTTAAAAGTAGCTTCAGGGTTCGGACCAGAACAGAAATCCGATAAACAGCCCGAAGTTAAAGCCGAAGGTTCGGCATTAAGTCTTTGTTAAGGTGATAACAATGAAAATAAAAAGCGAACAGGGTCATGTTGTCCAGACAGGAGACATGAAGGCAGAGCAAGACAGACTATCCGCAAAGGGTTTTAGTAACAGCTCATGCTATCAACACAGTTTTGGACCTATGGCGAATAAAACAAGATATGTTGACGCTTGGAATGGAATTGACGGAAAATCAACCGATGTAAGAGGTTTACTTAACGAAAAACTTATGGAAGGTTTCCAGAGAATCCAACAGAAAGCACTTGGACCAACAACGGGTGGAGGAGGTACAGCAGGTTATGCACTTATTCCAGTCTTTGTAGACCCAAGACTTGTAGATCAATCAAGAAAATATACTCCGATGGTCGAGTTAATTCCAAGAGTAACAAATCTAGGAATGACAGCAGACTACAATGTAATTACAGCAAAGGGTGGAGCATTCACAGCAAACGCTGACGCACCACTAACTGAGACAAACGATACATACGACAGAGCATCAACTGCAATAAAGTTCTTATATTCTGTTGGTAGAGTTTTAGGTCCAATGCAGGCGGCAATGCCAAGTTATTTGATGGAAGCATTCTTACCATCAGGAGCAGGCAATGTTACGGGATCACCATTTAGTTCTCAGTCAGCACCAAATGCGAAACAGCTTGAAGTCTTAATGAAAGCAAGAGCAATGAAGGAACTAGAAGAAAATCTTATCTGGAATGGAAACACAACAACAGACGCAACCCAGTATGACGGACTTATAGCACTTCAATCAACAACAAATCAGTTAGATGCAGATAGTGGAGCTCTTACATGGAAAAATGTTGAGACTGCAATTCAGTATGCTTTTGACGATGGCGGAAGACCAAATTTAGGAGTCGGATCTAGTTCTGTAATGACAGACCTAAGAACAATAATGATAGATACATTTAGAACACCACCTCAGACAACCGAGATAGTTTTCGGAATACCTTCAGCAATAACCATTCAGACAATGGTCGGTGCAGTTCCGGTAATTCCATCAATGTATTTGTCTAATACATCGGGAGCCAAACAACTTTGGTTCTTAGACACAGACTTTATAGAGATGAGAGTATTGCAAGATATGACATACGAAGAACTAGCAAAAACAAATGATTCCAGTAAGTTCATGCTAAAAATCTACGAATGTCTTATATGCAGGTCTACGGGCTTCAACGCTTTCATAGATAATATACTTTGAGGTGATTTGAATGGGATTATTAGTAGAAGGAACAGGCTATGAGATTGTAGGAGTACAGCGTGGCGACGTTTTTAATGAAGTAACACTAAGAACGATAAACACAGTCGATGCAGCCGATACAATCGCAGTAGACATGACCAAGTACGGAATCAACGCAACGGGTCTTATAGGAGTTGATGGCTACGAGCATACAACTGCCAATAGTGTAACTGTCCATATTGATCCAACCACAGCGGTATCAAGTGGAACAGTAACAATTACACCAGGAGCAGGCGGTGACAACAGGCAAAGATACTTCATGATAAAAGGATTTGCAGATACAAATCCTTCGTCAGCGATTTAATTTCCCTTTTGGGATTTTAATTTATAATTGAGGTGAAAAATAATGTCAGGACAAGGATTAAGAGGAGATAACCCAGCATGTTCACCATATTCAAATGGACCTTATACATGGGATCAACACGTTACATTCACAGCGGGATTGTCCGGTGTCAATACGAGTGGTTCAGTCAGATATGTTGATGGTACAAATGGAGCATCTGGAAATGATGGTAAAAGTTGGACTACAGCACTTGATACAATTCAGGCTGGAGTCACGGCAGCCGGAGCAAAAGGAACCGTATTTGTAGCACCCAAAGCAATAACAGATTTTACAGGAGACCCAACGAACTATGCAGAGGTTGTAATAATACCCGCAACACACTACGGATTGTCATTAATTGGAGTATCTAGAGGACAGACCCAAGGCGGACTGCCACAGATAAAAATGGGTTCTGGAGCTAACGCTCTGGTTACGGTAAGAGCAGCGGGGTGTCTCATTCAAAGTATCGGATTCGATGGTTCAAGTTCTACCGGTGGTGGAATACTTCTGGACGATGATTATTCGGCAAAAACAGCATTTGGAACTACTATAGCAAATTGCCACTTTAAGAATTGTGTAGGTTCAGCAGCTAACGCAACAGCGGGCGGAGCTATACAATGGGCAGCTGTGGGAAACGCTTGGCAAGTTCTAATAAATAATTGTAGATTCTACAGAAATGTTTGTGACATCTGTTTAATTGGAACATCAAATACAGCACCACAGGACGTAGTTATTAAAAACTGCCTATTTTCAGGTTCGGCGGCATCAACAGATTGTAATATATATGCCGGTGGAAGTGGATTCGGCGGTGGTCTTGTAATAGATAATTGTTCATTCCCAAAAACTCCAGCACTAGGAACAACTGATTTATTTACAGAGATAACGTGTACTGGAACAGGTGGAACTGGAATATTATCTAATTGTGTATTCGGAGCAGCAGGAACTACAACAGGATATGGTGCATCCAAAGCATCAGCAAGTATTGGAACAACTATTGAATTATGTAACAACCATTCCAACGCTGGATTAATAGTAAGAGAAGCATAAACCTTTTATTTTCCTTTTTGGAATTTATAATTACGAGGTGTGAAGATGTCAAAGATTAATATGTATAAGATAACAAACACGATTGCGGCGGGAGAAACGACAGGTACAACATTCTCAGTACCAATAAGAGGCCGAATACTTACGATTAAGACTAAATATACAAATACTACACCCGGAAGCTCCTCTGATAGAGATGTTAATATTTGGGAAATGGACACAGCAGACGAAGACGATACAACAGATGCTCACCAAGAAATACTTGATATAGGAACACTGGGAGCCGTCCCGACAGACGATAATGCGATTTATTATCCAAGAACAAAAGTACAAGACTATCAAGGAGTAGATGTTGATCTATCAGATAGTGAAGGTGGAAATACAGCAAAGTATGAACCCTTCTTAGTCTTTGGAAGAGTAATGTTACAAGTAACAGCGGCAGCTGAAGCAGATATAACAACAGTATATTTAATGGTAGAAGAATTTTGAGGTGTTGAAATGGAATTTGTTAATAATACAGGGAAAACCGAAAAGATCAGGATAGGTTCAGATACAAACAACAGCGGTTATGATTGGCTTAATATTAAAAACGGCGATACCGTTGAAATACCAGAACAATATGGTGTTAGATTAAGTTTCGATCCAGTAGTAGAACAAAAAGTCGAAGAGAAACAAAAGGAACCGGTTAAAGTTCCTGAAAAAAAACCAGAGCTTAAAGAAGACCCTAAAAAGGAAGAACCGATTGTAGAAGTTAAAAAAAAAGTAAAACATTCCAAGACAAGGTTCAAAAAATAAAAGGAATTGGAACTAAAACAGCAGAAGATATAGTAAGCGTCTATCCTACTGAAGATAAATTAATTAATGCGATAAAGACAAAACAAAAATTACCTTTCAGGGATGATGTGAGTGAAAAGCTTGAGAGGGAATTTAATGCCACATATACAAAGTGATGGGAACGGTGGATTTGTTATGACTAAACAGGTCATAGCTTTTATACTTGTTATAATAGCAATAATAACTGCTGTTACACCGGCTGTTGCTTACGCTGTGGGAGTTCAAAACACAGTTGATTCTATAATTATAGATGTTAATGATGTCAAATTTTCATTATCTGGCATTAACCCAAGAATCACCGAGACCGAGAAAAACATCGCTGTAATGGAAGAACAATATCATAACATAAAAGAAACTCTAGACAGAATAGAGAACAAACTTGATAGGTTATTATTATGAGTTACATATCAGTTAGTGACGTTAGAATATCAAGCGGAGCACCAACTAGTTTAATTGCTGATGCTGATATTGAACACGCAATTTCTATAGTCGAACCACAAGTAGAAAGATTAATGAACACTAAGTTTACACCTACCCATAGAATAGACGTTTTAGACGGGGTAGACAAAGATAGAATATACACTGATAAGAACCCTCTACTTAAGGTTAAGTCCCTTAAATCCAATGATTCGAGCATTACAGCGAGTTCTCTAATAATAGATAAAGGCTCCGGAAGAATACGTTTCGGTGATGATAGTGAGGCCAGTCAATTCTTAGTAAAAGCTCATAACGTAATTATTGAATATTATTTTGCTTACTTAATTGAAGATGAAGACAACCGAACAACCACAAATGGAGCAGTAACTGCTGGGTCAAGTATAGATGTAATTGTCGATGATGCTCAGAGTTTCGCTGAAGATGATTGGGTAGAAATATACGGAACTGATGGTTATCGAGAAGTCGCTAAAATAACAACAGTTTCAGGAACAACCATGACTGTGGATAATTTAATATTCGGCCATGTCGACGAGTCGATAT